GTTGTCCAAAACAACATTTCGTTACCATCATCATCTGTCTTAAAAGTACCATCAAATGAACCCTCAAACTTTAAACTGCCATCGTTCCTTACTTTTGTTACATTAGAAAAAATTCTTACCTTCTTACCTTTGATTAAATAATTTCTACTAGGTAAAGATGGAAAATGTTCACTACTAAATTTAACTCCAATATAAGCCATATTTTTAAATTTTACCTTTGTTTGATTTGGTGTTATTACTTTTATTGACGAACAAATTAATGTATTACCTCTCTTATTTGATAAAGGTGTTTTTTGTGGCAGTTTTTCAAAATCAGTAAATTTGACTTCATAGTCTTCTTCTTTTTTTACTATTTTTCTAATCCTAATTGTATAAGGAGGTTTAAGTGCTTTTCCGTTATGTTTCAACTCTAATGTACCAGAGGTGACTTGAAAATTAGTAGTTGATATGCCAGTTACAGATTCTCTAATTAATTTTTTAAAAGCTTTACCATTGACTTTTACATCTATTTGATAAGTTACTGTGGCTGGAAATAGTTGTCCATTAGTTATGCCTTCAACAGCTTGACTGAATAATCTAGGAATAGTAAATATAATTTCTATGAAATTAGCTGTATCATCATCTTTAGGAATTTCAGCATCACTAATTTTTTGAAAAAAAGTACCACCGCCATAATTTCTTTTTTTAACAATATTTTTCTCCACATTTATATCTTCTGTATAGTTAGACCCTATTTCTTTATCAAGAGTTATTATTTCAGTATTTTTTGCTTTTTGGAAAAAATTTCCTTTTAGATCCTTTTGCTTTGCAGTACCTAATTTTAAATCGAAAAAAATAGATGAATCATCCTGATCCTCAATATCATTTACTGTGCCAACTATTTTTACAGGATTATCATTAAATAATATAGATTCAGTTGTTTTATTATTTTTAATAGGTAATGCAAGACCTTCAATTGGACCCTCACATAAAAGGTCTAAAATTGTAATTGTTGATTCTGATCTTAAAGTCATAATTATTTAAGTACTAAAACCTTGACCTACAAAAGTAGATATAAATCTACATTTGTTTAAGATCACGCTTTTGTCAATTACTTTGATGAATATTTTATAATTATCAGTACCCGTATGTGTATGAGGTATTCTTAGTATAAATCTTTCTATTTGATTCGGGAGAAGCATACCTTGTATTGTAACTTGATGCTGACCAGACACCGTAGAATTATCATCAGCTTTGATTATTATTTGAAAGGTAATAAACCCATCAATAAATGTTGAATCTGCGTCTCCAATCCTATCTATTAGTCCTCTTATCTCAAAAGTTATGCATGTACGCTTGACCCCATGTGAACCACCTTCTCTTCCAATAAAGGTTGAAAGAGGTGAGCCTTGTTTTACCGCATGTTGATTTTGTTCACTATCAGTATTTAATCTAATAACCTGTGGATTTCCTTCATTATTATTAAAGGCATGATGGCCTTTTAATCTCATTCTTTGTCCATCATTAACTAATCTAGGAACACCAACCTTGGTTTTATTTTTTTTACTTTTTAATCTTCTTGCCGTAATACCACCATGATCTGAAAATTTTGATGTTAATTTATCCCCATTTATAGTAAAAGTATTTATCCCTGGCTCTCTAAAATATTGAACATATCCACCTTCTATACTCTCAGGTTGTATATCAGCACCTACCAAAAGACTACCAATTAAAACCTTGCCATAAGCTACAGGAATCGTTTTACCAAGCCCACTAACATTTGTTGCACCTGTATAAGCATAAGTTTGCTGACCATCAGCACCTTTTTGTATAGAAGCTGGACCAGCACCATAATTAGTAAACGCTCCACTCGTATCAGCAAAAGACGGAACTTGCGGTTGTGGAGTAAGCATATCTGAAACACCATTTAATACTAAAGCAACACCTAAATTTCCAGCAACAGCAGCAAAACTACCACCTGTAAATCCAATACCACCAGCACCTAAGGCAAATCCAGTACCAGGTGCCGCTATTCCAACTCCAATCAAAACTGCACCCAAAATAAATTTACCAGCATCACCACTACCAGTAATAACAGGGGTAATAACTAAATCATGTTTACCTAAAGGTAAAAATAAATCTGACAACTCTAAATCATTATCAACCTGTTGAACTTTATAAAATACTCCTTGTTTTTGTAATTCAATAACATTTTTTGCAAAATCTGGATGATTTATACATAAAAGTTTTAAGGCATCGGCTGGTGTTCTTAGATTATGGTAAACGTGAGTTTTACCCCATTTTTCACCTAATTCATCAAGCAGCAGAATTTTATGCTGCATATCTAAAACACCCTACAGTTCTCTTTCTATAATAATGGCTAAAGTATTGTGAACAACTTACAGACTCAAATTTTTGATGTAATATCATATCATTTTTTAATAAAACAGCACCATGCATCGGTTCTTTTGTCCATATTTTCATAATTAATACATCATCTGGTTTTCTTTGATTTATATCTACTTGTTTAAAATTTAATTTACTAGCATCGCTTAAAAAAATACTTTTACAAGTTTCAAAATTTTCTGGACGTTCATAATCAGGCAAATCTATTCCTAAAAGAGCATAATAATCACGCACTATTGAATAACAGTCAAAAACACCATACTTCCATTGTCTTCCAATTAAGGATTTATAATTTGCCATTCATCTTGGGGTATAAGATAAATATACCATTTTAAATTCATAGCTTTACAAGCTTTTATGTCTGGTTCGCTTGCATCTCCTCCTTCTGGATGACTATGAATAATATACTGAAAAACTCCTTTTGATCTAGCTTTTAAAAAGTCTTTTGGATGTATCGCAAAGTTATCTGCTGGTGTATCAGAAATGTTATTACAGGGATAATAATTATCATCAACAACAATACCGCAAGATTCATTTGGTGCATCTTTTAATGCGTGATGTTTTGCATCTTCTAGAAACTTCTGCATCAGACCTTTACCTTTGATTCTCTAAATTTTCTTTGAGGTAACTTTAAATTTGTTAGTGAAATTTTACCAGAAAGTTCAAAAACAACGGCATTTGGATTTTCAATTGCAACTCTATCGACATACCATCTATCATCAACTTCAAATATTGCAGTTGGATCAGCAGTATCATTTGTACCTGAGGTAAAATTCACAGCATCTAAAAATTTTTTACAAGTTTGTATTCTTAAAACTTCTGCTTTTAATGGGTTATATAAAATTAACAAAGCTGAAATAGCACTATTTGTATTAGCAACTGTAAATCTTGGTCTTGGTAAAGTTCCTTTTGTAGTTTTATCGAATCCTTCAACTTTTACTGGTACAGGTTCATAGGTGATGCCATCAAATATAATTTTACCTTTTAATTCGTTAGTACCCGCATGATAGTAATAAGGAGGTATAGTTTGACCGTTAACATCTTTATCAAAAGTAAGTTTGAAAAGTTCAATTATTGCTGAAGGTTCAAGTGATTGAATTTCTGGACTTATTGCTTTTGAAGCTGGAAGCCTAAGTTGTTGCAGTGTAACAGTACATTCGCCAGTCTTTCCATCTATAACATTTATAGATATTGATTTATTATTTGAAGTAATAAGTGCTTCATTGGGAAAGTCTTTTAAACCAATCGTATTGTTATTTATTTTAAGAACTAAATAATTACCTGAAAAAAATCTTACTTTTTTTACAGACGTTTCAAATTTAACAACATCATTATCTTTAAAAGGATGATCAACTATTGCAACGTCACATTTACGATTTTTACTTGCACTAGCATTTATAGTAAAAGAACCTGTTACTGGAATCATGCTTCAGCAACCTCCTCAAATGTCGCGGTGATCGTAGCTCTATTTAAATAAGGTATTGTCTTTTCCCATTCTCGACAGATCATTTTTTTACTTGCACTTTCACCAGCAGGGGTATAATCAAAACTCTCTACACCTGCTTTATCATCAAGAAAAAGTTCTATGGCGTCTGCATCTGATTCACTTATATTTTGCCAAGTAAAATTATATACTTTTAAATTTTGATTTATACCAAAAGTAGATCTTTGTTGATAACCATCACCGAATTGTGCAATACGAATATTAGGTTCAGATCTCTTAGTCGTGCCATAAGTAGGATTTACACTTGGTGAAAAAGTTGCCATTAGCTTAATAAACCTCCATCCATTTTCTGTTTAACTATTTCAGATTGTACTGCTGCTCCTATAAGTTCACCTAATTTTGTTGCAGATTGATCATCACCCTGCACAGACGAGCCAGAAGCATCTACATTTACAACTACATTTGTAGAACCACCTAAGGCATGGTTTGGAATTATAGTACCGCTTTTGGAAGGAACAAACAATTCTGGACCTTTTTCACCAACAAGTGTGGGCTTACCTCCTGGTATAGGCCCGCCATTTGCTGCTGTTCCTATTCCTGTCAAGGGATCTACTAAAGGAACTGCATTACTATCTAAGAATTTACCACCACCACTGCCTCCTGACTTTCCACCAAATATTCCACCGAGTCCTCCGAGTATAGAACCAAATAATCCACCACCTCCTAATTTACCCTGTGGGTTTCCAAAAAATGCCATATTAAAAGCAGCATCTTTTAACTTGTTTACTACGTTTAAAAGAACATCATTTAAAGTCGAAGTTCCTGC